TATATGAATTGGGAAGCCATCGTCTTATCTGTGGAGATAGTGCAAGCCCAGATATTCTTAAACGAATCTTGGCCGAAACCAAAGCTATTTTGATGCTTACAGATCCTCCCTATGGGATAAACATGGATAAAGGGTTTTCAGGATCGGGAGGATTTTCAGGAAAAGGAAAAAAAATTCCTAGAAGAAAATATTCTGATAATTGGGATGAAGATAGACCAACGAAAGAAACTTTCAAAATACTGATTGAGCAATGCGATTTAAACATAATTTTTGGGGGAAATTTTTTTTCCGATATCTTACCACGTTCGACTCATTGGTTAGTATGGGATAAAAAAAATACAATGCCAACATTTGGAGACTGTGAGTTGGCCTGGACAAACATAGAAAGAAAATCAGTAAAAAAATATGAAATTTTGTGGAATGGATTATTAGGTAAGGAAAAAGAGAGATTTCATCCTACGCAAAAACCATTGAAATTATTTCAGGAAATTTTAAAAGATTACACAAAAGAGAATGATAATATTTTTGACCCCTTTTTGGGGTCAGGAACCACACTTATAGCCGCTGAGATGCTGAAGCGCAATTGCATAGGAATAGAGCTTTCCCGAGCTTACTGCGATGTTATCATAAAGCGCTATATCAATTATTGCGCCAAGCAGGGGTTCAATGCCATCATCAAGCGAAATGGCGAGATTATTTCTCACGAGGGATTTATCTAATGTTTGAAGAACATACCTGCAAAGGTGGCATGACCGAAACATGGTTAACACCAGGAGGTAAACAATTTTGGCTACTTTTTAAAGGAGATCCTGAAACATTCACTTGGATTGAATATTGCCCCTATTGCGGGATTAGACCTCCAAATTTACCATCCAATTGGGGGAATAAAAAATGATAACAGTTTTATCTTTGTCTCCTCCTATTCTAATCCCTTATACGCGCAACCTTCTTTCATTGCCTGAAATAGGCTTCAATGCAGAATATTTCTTGCGAATAAGCAGATTTTTATTGAGAAAAATGCGAAATAAAAAATATGGTAAATGTCCGGCTAGGCTTCTCAGATTAAACGAATTATATGTAACATTTATAGGGATTTATGAGCGGGTTAAAGAGGAAGAAAGGGACAACAAGGAAAAAGGTAGATCGCCAACTCTTTGGCCTTTCTGCCGATTTGGAATCTCTGATAGCTGCCATTCTCCAATATTCAAGCGACTTGAAAAAAGATATTCCTCATCTAGATATTAGCTCAAGTAAAACAGGTGTATTTAAGCGCTATAAGCATTTAGATACTTCAATACCTTGCGAATAACACTTGAGGCAATTTAATGCAGTGGATTGATATTACAGAAAGACAACCCGAAAACGATCAGGAATGTATCGTATATTCTCCTTATGACGGGATTGTAACGGCATCTTACAATGTGCATAAGAATCATTCATATTGGTCTAGTACGTGTTGCTGCATTCATGAGGTGGAAAGTCCCTATGATGTGACACATTGGATGCCGGCACCTTCAGCGGAAACAATTGAAAGGAAAGGAAAATGACAACAACATTAGTTTGCCCTAGTTGCGAACGTAGAATTAGTTTAGCCCTACATATACCCAGAGAACGATTTTCCCTTTCACGAACAGACGAAGCTCCTATTGATATCGGAAAAGAGATTAGTCTACAAGACATCCTTTATGTTCATCAGCAGCTCATTGAAGAAAATAAAGCCCTGAGAAAAGAAAATGTTCAACTTTATCAAAGAATTTATAGCTAATTCTAACAAGATGTTAGAAAATACATTAAGTTTAGGCTTGAAAACTATTGAAAGAAAAAAGACCATCGCTTAAAGTAGAGCATCTAACCGCATCAACCTTAAGGAGGTCTTAGATGCCAACTATACAATCAACGACAGATTATGAGCAATTCAAATTTTTAGAAAAAAATCGCCCTATCTATCCAAAATATTTGATCGAATCCATTAAAGAAAAAAATATGTTAAAATCTTTTCCTATCATTGTAGATAAAAATATGAATATCATAGATGGTCAGCATCGACTAAAGGCAGCGCAATATCTTGGGATTCCAATTTTCTATACAATTTCGGAAGATTTAACAGAAAATGACATGGGAAGATGCCAAGTTCAAAAATGTTGGACGATGCCGGATTATTTACGGTTCTATCAAGATCTTCCAGTTTATAAATTTGTTTCCGAAATAATGGATAAATTCAAATATCCAATACACTTCATCATAGATTGCTGCGATACAAGTAAAGGGGGTTATAAATTATTTAGATTGGGTAAATTTAAAATAAAAGAAACGCATGAAATAATGTTCCAAAAATTCCAAAATTTTCATGAGCTAAAAGAATTAATCTTTTTCTACATGAAAAATTCAAATGATAAAAGAAAATACCTTCCTTGCACCTTTCTGAAAGGATTATGGAATTTTACAAGATCAGAAAATTATGATCATGAGATCATGATGAAGGCCGTTAAAAATTATCCGTCTAATGTCATTTCGATAACCCAATTTAATAGTGCCCCCTTGATTCAAGAATGCCTAAAAGAAAGGGTGTACAATTTCAAGAAACGTGTCAACGGGATAGAGTGAAACATGGAGATGTGGATTTGGTTGGCAGCATGTTATGAAGAAGGGAAATTGACCAAAGAATCAATGCAAAGGGCTATGTCGAATGATGCGATATCTCTTGAATTTTTTGCTGATTACTTTCCTCACCGTAATGATAAGATTTATTTTGTCCGTGAGGAAGTAGAGAAATTCCTTAAGTATTTAGATACAATGGATAAAATACGTGATGAAAAGCAATTGAAATTATTTTAAACATAATTTAGATTATCAGACGTGAGAAATATTACTATATGATTATAGACAATTTAGAACAGTTACCGGATATGTTCAAAGACGGTGTAAGAGGTGTTATGCTCCTACACCGTAATAAAGACGGTTGCATCGGCAACGCGCAAAGGAAATCCATTAAAAGAATCTCTATGGGTAAAAATGATTGGTATAATACCATACAGTATTTTGCTTCTTTACGAAATGGAGAATATCAAAATTTTAGAATATATTCATCCGTCAATTCGCGAAATATGGATAAAGCCATCCATGAATTCAAAAGAAGACAGCTGGAAAATGATAGGAACGCTGACAGTCTGAGAGATTCATTTTATAATGATATCGAAAATAATTTTTTTTCATGTCTGATGAATCCCTCTTGTCGTATTCAGAATAACTTTCTCATTGATTGTGACACAGGAAAAGAATATCTTCACGCCCTTCCGAGGATTCCGAATGAAAAAATAATTTACGAATACCCCACCAAAAATGGCCATCATATCATTACAGAACCATTTAATCCGGTGGGGTTGGAAATGGAAATTAAAAAAGATGATTTAATTTATATAGGTTAAAATTTTAAATATATGTGGGTTTATCTATCATGCTTAACGGACTTGATCTCTTTTCAGGAATCGGAGGACTTTCAATCGCACTTAACGAATGGGTGCGACCAATCGCATATTGTGAAATCGACTCCTACTGTCAAGGAGTGCTCCTCTCACGAATGGCCGATGGAATTTTACCCCTTGCACCAATTTGGAATGATATCAACACCTTTTCTGCTAAAAACTCATATGAACCGTCAATTAATATCATATACGGAGGTTTTCCATGCCAGGACATCAGCATTGCAGGTGCTGGAAAAGGCTTGGCAGGAGAGCGAAGCGGCTTATTCTTCGAGATCGTGCGTTTGTGTCGCGAAATTGAGCCGAGATTTATCTTTTTGGAAAATGTCCCTGCCATTACTTCCAGAGGAGGAAATGAAGTGGTTAGGCAAATTGCCTCGATGGGGTATGATTGTCGATGGTGCATTATATCCGCTGCGTCCATTGGTGCACATCACAAAAGGGAACGTTGGTTCCTATTGGCCCACGCCAACGGCGAGGGATTGGAAAGAATCAGGAAGCGAACCAGCGGCACAGAATCGCAAAACTCCCTGTCTTCCGGCAGCAGTGAGGATGTGGCCGACTCCCGATGCAAGTATCAGAGGAGCCAGGAAGAACCAGAACGGCCATCACTACACACTACAGGATGCGATCGGTTCTGGGAAAGTGAATCCTCAATTTGTAGAATGGCTGATGGGGTACCAAACAGAGTGGAGCGCATTAAGTGCCTTGGGAATTCAGTGGTACCACAACAGGCCAAAGAAGCGTTTAAAATCCTAATGGGGTTAAAATTTTAAATATATGAAAAATAAATGGATAAAAGTTGAAGATAAATTGCCAGAACCGTTTGTCGATGTATTGGTATACTACATAAATAAAACGGGAACCATTTTCGATCAAGATGAAAAATATTATGCAATAGATAGACTTTGTACTTGGAAAGATGGTGAAATTGGAAGTTTTGCCACGGATAGATTTTTTGGTAATGTTACGCATTGGATGATTTTACCTAACCCACCAGGGGGAAAAGATGAATGAAACAGAAAATAGAGAATGGATAAAGCAGGAATTTGAGATTACCGATACCGATTTGGGTAATGCCGAAATCCTCTTTGCACATTATGAAACTGGCAATTATGAAGGGCAAGCTATCGTTCTTTTTAAAGATGATGAAAAATACTTCGTTGTCGAAGGAAGCCATTGCTCTTGTTACGGACTGGAGGGACAGTGGCACCCGATAGAAACTACTGAGGAGGCTTTGAAATTAGAAATAGAGGGTAAATCGACATGGTTTTTTTCTGATTTTCGCGAATATATAGAATTCTGCAAGATATATTTTGGATGGGAATAGGGAGATAATTTGAAAATGAATAAAGAAGCGACCATAATCATAAATGGTAAAGAATTGACCCATGGAGAAAGTATGACCGTTAGAGTGGCTATAGAAAATTTCTGTACAGACTTATCTGATAATGGTCTAGGCGATGATGAAATGGGTGTGAAAATGACTGAAGCCTATCTTTACAATATAAAAAAAATTAGAAATTTAATATTTAAGGATATAACTTGAAAGGTAAATATTATTTTGAAGTGCATTTATCGAATGACCGGATTCTTTGCGGAAACCTGTATAACGTAGAAGACCCGGAGAAGTATATAAAGGAATTTTTTACGGGCACGTTAAATTTTGCTACATGCGAAAATGGCGTCTGTGTAGGATGGAGAGGCGAATATGTTATAGATGCCCTTTTACACCCTGCAAATGAGGAGGAAACAGCCAATGAATAAAGACGAGAATTTCAGACTTACTTTATATTACCTAAAAGCCAATGGGGCCGTTAGCGAAGCTTTTCTAATGCGAAAATTAAAAGTGAGTTACACAGAAGCCAAAAGACTTATGGAAAAAGGTAAAATATATCAAAATCAAGAAAACTTACTCAATGATCTTTTACTTTCTAGCTCAGGATAGGATATGGAAGAAAATAAAGGCTTAGTTTATGTAGGGAAGATTATTAATATTGAAGATATCCCCAACGCTGATTTTATCGTTTCCGCTACGGTTATTTGCGGGAAGGGCGGTAAATGGAAAGGGATCATCCGAAAAACAGATTTTGTCTTAAATGATGAATGCCTTGTTTTCCTCCCTGACAGCCTCTTCAATGAAGTTGATCATAAAGATTTTCCATTTATGAAAGATTCAAATTGGCGCGTCAAAATGAGGAGATATAGAGGTGCACCCAGTGAGGTATTAATTACAAAACATTTCCCTATCACTTGTAATAGATCTATTGGCTACGATGTGACGGAATTGGTCAAGGTTACGAAGTATTGTAAACCTATTCCAGCTAATTTAGCATGTGATGCAAAAGGTAATTTTCCAGATTTCATACCCAAAACTGATGAACCAAATTACCAAAAAGTCCCCGAATTGATAGAATGCTTAGAGGGCTTTTCATATTATATCACCGAGAAAGCCGATGGATCATCTACGACGTCTTTTAAATATAAAGGTGAATTTGGGGTATGTTCTAGAAATTGGGAGTTAAAACGAGATGAAAATAATGGCTATTGGAAAATCGCCATACAATATAATCTAGAAGAAAAACTCCCGGATGGAATAGCGCTTCAGTGGGAAACCTGCGGCCCTAAGATACAGGGCAATCCATACGGCTTTAAAGATATTCATGGATTGGCATTCTCTGCCTATAATATTCCAGAAGGGCGTTACTTAACTATGTACGAATTCATTGGGTTATGTCGCTCATTGAACTTTCCTACAGTCCCTATACTGACTATGAGGCAAGATTTCAGGAAAGAAGGTCTTGAATTACTAGGAGAAGGCATTTATAAAAATAGCGGGAAACAGCGCGAAGGTGTTGTCGTAAGATCTCAAAATAATTTATTACAACATAAACCTATCAGCTTTAAAATTATCAATTTAAATTATGAAACATGAGTCGCTCACATAGAAAACCCTATTACGGAAATGCCGATGGCGCAAAAGATTGGAAAAGAAAAGCCAATAGAAAGCTCCGAAGAAATATTAAAGATTTTCCTGATGGTAATACCTATAAAAAATTTAATGAAGTATGGACATCCCCAATGGAACATAAAAAAGGATATTGGGACATTCCTAAATTGAAGAGGAAATAAAAAATGATTGTTGACTGTATCTCAGATATGCACGGAGAATTTCCAGAATTGGAAGGCGGTAATCTGCTTCTAATAGCGGGAGACTGTACCTCAAATGATAAAGTTAAGGCATGGGGTAATTTTTTTGATTGGCTAGATAAACAAGAATATGATCGGAAAATTATGATAGCTGGCAATCATGATAATTTCTGTGAGCAGTGGATTAAATCTAATGATTCGATTTATGATGAATTAGTTGGAAGGCCTACAGTAACATATTTATGCGATTCAGGTACGGAATATGAATTCAAAGGGAATAAATATAAGATCTGGGGCTCTCCATGGACTGCACAATTCAAAGGCATTAATCCGCACTGCTGCGCTTTTACGATTCCTTTCGATGATAATACCGAAAGAAGATTATCGGAAGAATGGGATATGATACCCGATGATACGGACATCTTAATTACTCATTGCCCCCCCTATGATATGTTCGATTTGACATTTAGAGGGCAGAAAGTGGGTAGTCCTTCTCTTTTGGCGAGGACTTTAGATGTAGCGCCCCTTCTCCACTTATTTGGCCATATTCATGAGCAAGGGGGAAAGAAATTTACTTTTGAACGCTCAGAAGATAAAAACGACACAATTTTTGTAAATGCTTCTATCGTCAATGAAGAATATGACCCGGTAAATAAACCGGTAAGGATTATTTTATAATGGAATATAACCAGGAAATTTGTCAGTCATGCGGCATCGAAGATGATAGGGTTGAGGCAAGAGGGATTTGGCATTGTCCTAATGCCCTGTGTCGCGGCACCGGTGGCGCTTGGTTCCGTCGCACCCTAAATAGCTATCAAGATATGCCAAATGCTTTTGAACATACGGTTGACGAAAAAGAATGGCTTATAAAGGGACGAGAAGAGAATAAAATAAAAGGGATCAATATAGAAAATTTTGTCAATTCCAAAAATAAAAACAAGAAAACAATAATTAAACATAAAAAATCTTTAATAGACTTTTTAAGAAGTTTCAGAGATTTGACAGATAAAAACATTAAATTTTTGGAAGAAAGAAAAGATATACAATATATAGATCATTATCCTGTAGAAATTTCAAAAGTTCAAGACCTTATAAATTCTTTTACCTTTGCTGAGGAGGAATAAATGGAAAAATTCGAAGAAAGACCCGGTAAAGATACAGATAATGCAGAAGTTGAAAAAGCTATTGAATTGCTTTATGAGTTGATGTCATTAAATAGGCAAATTGAGCCTACTTTATGGGTGAGTGCCTTTTTCTATATTTTAAGTGCAGGTTTTCATCAATGCGGCGTTCCCTATGAAATGTTAAGAATCACAGCAGATAAGGCTTTAACGTATTACAAACCTGTCTTCGATATTCCCCTTGAGAAAGAGGAACAAAAATAATGGCGGCGTGTGATAATCTTTATGGAAGAAAAAAAGAATGGCAGCAATTACACGATTTTCTAATCCGTAAAAAGCCGGAATATCTTTGCTATATGCGTGAAAGGCCCAAATATAAGGGAGAAACCCGCATTTGCTATATAGCGGATATTCAGGGATGGTTGATTCTTAATTGTCCCTATGAATGGGTAAAATGTAGACTTGGATGTAATTTTATTATCCAAGAAATGATTTGCGGAAATCCCCATCATTTAAGACCATGGGAAATTCATGAAAGATAAAGATTATTCACAAAAAGAATTTTTGAAAGAAACATGTGACATGCTTGGATTAAATGATGAGGAGTCGAAAGCCAAAATAGAAACCTGGATCAATCACCCTATGATTACCAAAAAGTTGAAAAAGTCATTAAAGCTAATAAAAGGATAATTAAAATGATGAAATGGTGGAGAACGGTTTATATTACCGTCCAATGCGAGGAAATATTCAAATCTTTTCAAAGTATAGAAGTCAGACAATTATGCGATAGGAATCCATCAGGTCAGGAAACATCCACTTGGATATCTTTGAAAATGGCTTTAATAGGATTTGGAATAGGGGCGATTATGGGTGCTACAGCATGTAACATAATATGGAAACATATTTTGTAAGATTAAGGAACTCCTCTACCCCAATGATAGAGGAGGCTTAATCAAGACTAATCAGGATTCTATTGGGAATTTCTCATAATCGGAATTTTTCTTTCAAGAAAAAAATCTTAATTAAACCACCCTTTTCTATTGCGGATTTCTAACGATATATCTATGTTGGTGTCTTCCTGTATGGCCTCTCTCGATATCATCACGTCGATAGCTTTATCATCAGCGATATGCTCGACGGAATCATATAGCATAGGCATAGTGGAGCAACTGGACAAAAACATAAAGCTGCAAAGAGGTGCAAGATGTTTCATAAATTTTTCCTATCATTGATTTTTTTTATTTCTACTTTTTCCTTTTCATTTGCTTCACATCATTTCGAGCATTGGAGAATTTTAACGATCACTTTACATGTGGAAGAATTGGAATTGATCATCAAAAATAACAAGCAATATCTCCCCTATGAAGAATATGAGCAAATGCTTTTCCACCTTGAAATGGCACAATCATTTTTATATCACATGCCGATTTATGCTATCCGCCATCCTGAAAAAGTAGATGAAGTATTTAGCACGCTGGGAGAAAGCCCAGTTCCATAAATTACATAATTTCCAGAACCATCTGCGTAGGGCTGTATTTTTACAGTATCTCCTAGAGACATAGGCATTTGCCAAGAACTTGTGAGGATGATCTCATTCGTCCCTGAATATCCTCCTATACCAATTTGTTCTAATCTTAATGACTGTACACTTCCTGTATAGGCCATCAATGCCTGAGTATTTGCAGCAACTCCAGCTAAATTATCGTAAAAAAGAACGGTGGAAAATCCGTAAAATCCGTTAGCAGGAGCGGTGAAAATCCCCGTACTAGTATCATACGCAGAACCTTCATTCACAATTGCTGTATCAAAAACCACCGTAAAGGCATTACTACCAGCCTCGATTGTTTCTGGTGATGTCAAATAAGCTTGAAAATAAGTTGGCGAACCGAATCCACCTCCGCTTCCTGAACTGCTTTTTATAATTTGGCTCATTAATAGCCTGCCTGGTTTTGGATGTAGGTATATGCTATTGAGAAATTACCATCGGCTGCACCGTTACCGTAAAACATTGCTCCTTTCGGGAAGGTATAGAGATCATCGTCTAGAATGATGGCTTCACCTGCGGAAAATGTTTTAAATTGTATCATCGTTGTCCCACCATCAAGCGAAATGGAAAGGACAACAGAAGAAGTGCTTTGATTATCCAATATAAGCTTTACGGGCACGTGCAAAAGCGTTCCTATGAGAACGCTGCTCCCCGTCATAGCTGTTATCAATTCAGGCGCCGGGATCATCTGCTGATAGAGAATATACGTTGACATATTTTCTCCTAATTGATGATTAACCAGTTAAATGTTGACGTTTCATTTCCCGTCGATGTGAGGGTAAAACCAGAAGTGCTTTGCGCAGTAATCGAAACTTGGCCTGGCGTACCACCTGTTGTCGCTCTGCTATAGAGGATGACAGAAGAGGCAGTGCAAGCAGTAGTCGCTACAGTAACAGCCCCGGGAGTTCCAGCCATAGCACCAGAGACACCAACAGAAGCATTTGTACCTGTGGCAATAAGAAGCTTATTCCCTATCGTGGCCAAATTTAGATTGCCATTTGTCGCGGTAATGGCTCCAAGTGTTGCTGTGACGGAACCGGGAGATGTAAAAGTAGACGGAATACTTAAAACTACTGCGCCGGTTGTGGGTGTCGCTGTCACTTGATTCGCTGTTCCGGTAACAGAAGAAACGCCGAAGGACGAATTCGGATATTCATACCAATTTCCTGCACCTGTCGTATAATACTGTACAGCGGGAGATACGGCATTATTTTGCCATCTAGTGCCTGGATTGTAGATATCTTGGGTGGTTGGTGCGCGTAGTGCATAACCAATAAACTGAGGATAGACGAAGCCGTCAATGTTATAGCCTAAAGGACCATTGCTGGCATTTCCAAAACATGCAGTCATATTTGCCTCTCATTTAGATGTATAAAAAATTAATTTCATACGTTCGAGTGACGTAGACACTTTTGGGAAGCGACTCCCTATGACTGCTACCATTAATTTATCAAGAAATTATTTTAAGGGCTAGCTTTAAATGTACTTTTTTGATAATTTCGATATGACCTTGTTTTTTCATTTGCACCTCCTTTCTTAGACCTGAGCGCAACATCAAAACTGTTGCGCTCTTTTTCCTTTACCTTTTTTCGGAAATATTGATATAAGAGAAATTGAATTAGTAGGCATTGTCCCCTACTTCGACACCTAGCAGGGTCTATTACCTGCTAGGTACTTTTTTTATCCAATGCGATGATAATTATATGCTTGATTTTTCAACAGAGTATGCACACTAGCTCCAGCACTTGGTACTTTACCTTTCCACCATCGGCCCCATCTGTTTCTTCCATCGGTTCGCGCAGGCACTGCTCCCGATTGAAGTAATTGCGCAATTTGAGGTGGAACATGATCATATAGGTAAGTAGGGCCCTCAGCATTAGGGTATTTCCCGAGAAACTTAACATACATGCTTTGAGTAGCAGGATCATAAGCCATGCCGTTAACGTTGCTGGATGGCCTTCCTGGCTCGATAGGCGGTGTTCTTACAGGCTGACCTGTTCCGGGTTGGCTAAGTTCTTCTATGCGATTATAGAGCAATTCTAGGACTTCAGCTATTTGCCCTAACATATCATCCGGCAGTTGTTCACCTGATGACAAGGTAAGTTGAATCGCTTGAAGAAGCTCATTCATCAACTCTTGTAGTTCTCGTAGCTCCATCTTTAGGCTCCGAGTTTATTTTGTATCTTTTGAAGTATAGCGGTTATTGCCTGTTGTCCTTGACCTGATTGTCCTTGTTGTCTTTGAAATGCATTCGCTTCTGTTGAAGCGTTTTGGGTAGGCAATGATCCGGGAGGTTGCATAGCTTGCTGTGTTAATGCGTTTTGTGCTTGCTGTGGCTGTGCTGTTTGACCATTACCAAAGATGGATTGTATAATATCTGACCAATTCGTTTTATGGTCTTTCATAAGCTTTTTGATAATATCAGCAAATTTTTTATCGTGCTGAGCAATAGCTCCCGCTTCTATAGGTTGTCTACCTTTACCGATCTGATCTTTGAGGAATTGAAAAAGTTCGGGGCTAACTTGCTCAATAATATTTCGATTATCTAAAGTTTTCTGTTCTTCTGCCTTTTCGCCAATAAAATCCCTTACCTCATCGAAAGATTGTCCATTTGATAAAGCTTTTTGGATAAATTTTCCGAATCTCGGATCAATCTTATTTAATCCTTTAATAGCTAAATCTTCCGGTAAATATTGACTCAACATCGGAAGAACCTTTCCCAGAATATTCCCTCCCGAATATAGCGAAGCCGCTGCGGATGCTGCCGATCCTACTGTTTTAGCTATTTGAGCAGGTCTATTGCCTTGGCGTTTAATTTCTTCTGATGCTTGTTGGTAAGGTTGCATATTATTCTATTCCTGTAAAAGATTCTAACCAAAAATCATTCAATCCCCTAGATACATTCAATGGAGTTCTTCCCTGCTCGGCTTGTCTTTGTTTTGGATTTATCGTGTTGATATTATTGTTAAAATATTGAAGCCAAGTGGAACCATCGTAACCTAATTTTTCTAATTCATAAGCTATAGCTAAAGGACTTGACTTCTTATCATTTTTTACGAATTGGGCTAATTGAGGAGCTATTTCTAAGGTTTTTGCAGCTGCATCAGGACTTCTTACCCCTAAATTTTCCGGCCTTTTATTTGAGGGTAAAGATTTTATAAAATTATTAAGCTCAGGAACCCTTGAAACCGGCTCCATTGTGGCATAAGCCAATTGAGGGGTAATTTTGTTTTGAGCGATCATCAATTTAGCTGCATTGTCCGTCTGGTCAAGATCTTCCATTCGCTTTTGTATGCCTTTGATTGAAGCAAGTGTATCTTTTGAACGTCTTCCCACTATTCCCCATCCTGCTCCTCCTAAGTCTTCTATTGCTTTAAAATCTCGAGAAGCATCATTAAGTTTATCGCCAAATTCTTTAATCGCCTGCTGCTCAGTTAATCCCCTACCTCCTTCTTTTTTAGGCTTTGTAGCTTGGATTGCTTCATCTTCAATAGCACTATAAAATTCAGCTGGTACTTGCGTTTCAAGCTTTTTTGATTGTTCATTCAATCGGTTGACTACATTATCTTGGATCTTTGATAAATTTTCATGTTTTTGAAGATAGGAATTTGCTATTGCCTGATTGGTAGCATCAATCTGATCCTCCCTATCTAATGCCATCTGCGGATTATTAGAATATAATGCAGGATTCGCATTATATTTTTGTCCGGCTGTCGTAAGCTTTTGATCTTCAGTTCTAGGAATAAAACCCTCTATGGCTTTTTCAATCGTTTCCGATGTAGTCAGAGATGGTTTTATACTTGCTTCATTTTGTACTATTCCTTTTTTTTCTTGAGAAAATGGAGATTTAGTTTGAACATTTTCTTTTTCTGAAACATGTTCCAAAGCCTTCCCTCTCGCTTCCTGTTGTGCCAATTGGCCAAATGATTGAATCAATTGGGGAGATATACCATAAACGCTACCGGCTTTTGCCAAATTTTGACGAGGAGTCAATCCTTCAGTATTTGCCAATTCATTTAACCCGGATTTCATGCGTTGATATTTTATTTCTTCTGGCAATGATTGAGCTAGTCCTTGAGCAAATCTAGTGCTTGCACTTGGTAATGTTGTTAGTTCCTGTACCATTAGTACCCCCTGCTTATTGAGCCGCCCCCGTAAGGGCTAGTAGATCCGAAAGATGTTGGACTTGTATTAAACGATCCCGTTGTACCACTACCACCAGGAGAACCGCCAGAACCTTTAAACCAATCAGTAAGACCTGAAATAGCTCCTGGCAATGCTTCACCTGCTATACCTGAAAATATATCTCCGCTGCTAGGCTGTGGTGTATTACGTAGATTCTCAACGACAGGGTTGAGACCCAATTGACCTATATTAGTTAATCCTTGCGCTCCAGATTGTCTTAAATTAGCTCTAATAGCCCCTAATCGTTCCGATAGATCCGTAGCTCCCTGTATTTGGGCGTTGCGGAATCCTGAGCTAGAAAGCCCTCCGGATCCCATACCTGCAAATTGCTCTGATAACCCAGGCACAATTTCTTCATTATAGCGCCTTAACTCTGGAGCCGCGAAAGCCTTCAAATCCTCTGGATTATCACTCAATAGGTTGCGATAATAATCTGCTGAGGTTCCAAAAGCACCACCAGCGCCTTCTTGCATTGCTGCATTGACTAGTTGAGCATGTAGCTTCTGTTGCTCTGGTGTTAAAAGAGACTGTTGCCATACATCCCCGTTGCCGCCTCCGCCACCTTTGCTACCTTTAGATTTTTTATCATTTCCTCCAGTGAATCCACCTAAAATTCCACCTCCTACTGCGCCAATGGCTGTTCCCCATCCTGGCGAAACTGTTGTTCCTGCAACACCACCGCTTAATGCTCCACTTGCTGCCCCGCTCCAATTCCACGCCATATTCTCCCCCTATAATTCCTGTATGTATTCCATCGTCACCCAGGCACGATCGTATGCCGCTGCTACAGTAACGTAAACATTCGTTGCATCGTATGATACTGTATCGGCGCCATTCGGCAAAGGCTCTCCCGTCAATGCTGTAGCATTTGTAGCAGCCCCGAACATCTGTATTAGGCTAAAATTAGCATCTACAAAAATACCGTGTGCTTGAGTATTCAGCCCTATAGTTAGCCCAGGAAAGGTAATAACCTTTCTCAATATCGTCCTAAATTGCTGGCTATCCCCCCCGTCATTAGCTATCTGCACACCAGGAATAAATTGTTTTCCAGATAAAAGTTCTTCATCGAGAAACCACCCTATTTCCCTGACATTTACAGCTTCCGCTAGCTTCTTTAGCTGCTCGACAAGAAATTGACGTCCTTCTTCCCATGTCTCTGGGACTGTATCATAAACAGGGACGTAACTTTCTAAATTTTGACTGTCTATCGGTATCATATTATTTACCTATCGCAAACCATACAAACCCTATATAATCGCTGGAATTGGTGTAGGGTTGATATTGAAAATTTGGAAATGGTCCCGAACCTGTAATACTTGACTTCCTTATATTAATTGATAGTTGGCTTCCTGGATAATTTGAGGCTGAATATAAGGGAGATCCGACAACAAAAAAAACATTTGTAGGAAAAGAAATATTGAAATTTTGCGTTAACGATGACTCCACTTGGCTTGAAATTGCATTATTATTTATTCCCCATTGAACTAAAATCCCCCCTGGAATAAATGTGTAGCCATTTGCTATGGCCGAAGGGCTTATATTCCTCGTCAACTGTTGGACTAAACCGCCTCCTGATAGTGCCATGAGAATATTATCCGTAGCGATCCCATCATTAGATAATACACCGAAAAGTTGGCCAAATCCTGCTGTCGCTATGTATCCATTAGGGGGATAGTTATTCGGCATATTTGTCGTTGGTGTAGAAAGAGGGTTGAAATGTATTGCCGTATGACATCCTGTTTTGCCCCCCGGGGGCAACCCCGTAGTATCCGTTAAAGGAATATGATCGCCGCCAAAAGCTACATTATTTTGGTTAAAATTATTCTGTACGTTTAAGTAATCCTGATTAAACGGAACTGAGCCGGTAGGGATAAGTGGTTGGTATACTGGCATAAAAAGGCTCCTATAACTATATTAAAACTGGGTCAAGCGGCCTCCTCTACGGGCCCATAAAATTTGTGCATCAATCTGTACGCTTAACTGTTGAGGTATTGTTACCAATTGAGCATTGCTAAAGGTATATTGCAGAGTAATAAAGTTAGCTCTAGTAGGGCAGAACACACGCTGCCAAAATTTCGTTCCTCCGATACTATTCAACGCAGATGAAGAAGTGGGAATAATCGAATTAAAAAACGTATCGGGAACAGCGGGAGAAGAGCCATTGTCAATAGCGTTATTCGGTAACGCGTTCGAAGCGTTTCCGGCTAAATCGTTATAATCTAAGAATACATTGAGAGAGATTTCCCCGTTCTGTGTTGATACCATCAAAACATCAATATAGCCTATTTGGATGCTCTGACCCTCATCCATAAGATTAAATTTCTTACTCTGGATAATAAAATTCTCTCTCATCTGAATTAATCCCCCACCAATATATGTTTGAGAAGGGTCGAGTTGGGCTATTGAGAAGCTATCATCTATAGGATCGTAAATATAAAGCAGAAAGGTATTGGAATCCTGAACAGCAACTCCAAAAATACCACCGTTAAGATTGCTGAATGCGCCGATGACTCCGCTAATTTGTATTACGTTGCCCGTAACTAAATTGTGATTCGGAGAGGTAATAAGGGTTGGTATCGTTACATTGCCCGTAATATTAGTAATCATCAGGCTAGGATCGTTCACCGTCTGTTCGTCAAGAATAAAGATAAAGCCGTGTTGATTCCCTCCAGATATTTGCGGATCGCCTTCCGGTTGGTCTATCCAGCTAAAATTACATTCTAGCCAAGTTTCAGGAGTATTTAACCATGTTCTATTTGATTGCTCCTGATAATTTCCTAAAGCGGTTAAGGTATCGGTAAAAATAGCCCAAGAATCATTTTCATAATTGTAAACCAGTCTTATGTTCGGGTAGATCCAATTATCCGAAGAAATAGCCCCATCATAAGCCCCGGCAAGGGGAAACGTCCAAAATGCTAGCCTGTTAGGAAAATCTCTAATGCCTTGAATGCGAGAAAAGCCACTATTGAGATTCTGCAACGAATAGACGAAATCCGGTATCTTAATATCAATTCTTTCTGATTTATAACTATCACACTCTACAATGCCCTTATCGCCAATTCCGACTAGTGAGGTGTCAAATTGGATGGCTGAAAATGTTGATTCTGTTCCCAATTCGGAATTGACTTTCTCAATCTGAAAAGGTGCTATAGATCGGCCTGTATACCGTAATTGCCAGGTGCTTCTTTCGCAGTAAATAATAAGATTATCCCGGACGAAGCCAACGGAGACGATATCTTCTGAGGTGGGGATATCAAGGAATCCGCCTTGGCCTCTTATATCATCACGCCATGACCCTTTGGCGGGTGGTCCAGCATCATAGGCGATGAAAGGATTACCAATAGTAGACCATCTGATACGGTTTGAAAATTGAGTGCTAGCTCCCGTTTGTGGGCCTTCCCAAGTATTAAAAACAACCATTCTTCCTCTGAAAGGAAGATTACAGAGCCAATTTCTAAGGTAAGTCGGGCCGGCATCAATTTGATTCCATGTTCCCGAATTGAAACTAATCCAAGTTGTTCCGTCGGTGATCATCGGCGGATCTTCATCAGCACCAAATTGTCCTGTATTGTTCGTTTCCCAGAAAAGTTTCACGTTTTCAGTCGTGAAATTAGTGGAATCACTAACCCAATAATTTGTTGACCAAAAGAAATCAACGGCAGTTACATCACCAGCATGAGCATTCCAAGTGGTGCCTGGAATATATTCCTCAAATGTAGTTCCATTATAATTATAAGCATACATTTGATCGAAAAAGATCGTTTCATTGTTTGCGCTGTTTTGTAATTCTTTAATCCTTATCCCCATAACTGGTAAACCAGGGTAATAACTCCCGGTGAAAGTAGAAGGGGAAGAGGTAAAGGCTGAATTATAATGGAGAGTTAAAACTCCAGTCGCATAATTCAATTTAGCAGAATCAACAATGCCAGCCGGTGAAATCGTTAATGTCCCGTTTCCGTTGACATCTGTTAGTGTTTGATTCACAACGCCGGCAATATTGATGATGGTTGTACCTGGAACGATAGAGGCGTATGGCTGGCTTACTGAGAACCCTAGAATTGTAAATAAAGCCACCGTAACGGTAGCGGGTCCACTGGAAGAACGATTATTTATAGATACAGATACAAGATTACGTTGCAATCTGCCTAATAGCTGAAAACCGCTTTTGCGAAGAATCCTCTCACGCCATACATAAGCATTTTGCAATACGGGGTAGGCATCATCAGGTAAAATGAATTCTTCTCTATTCTGGACAAGTCCTGTTTGATTCCCCGAGATCTTGAGGGGTTTATACCCTGCCATATTGATTTTTTAGCCTTCCCTTTCTCTTTGCATCTTGCATATTTTCTTTCGCCGTTCCTGAGAAAAGATGTGCTGGATTAATACATTTTCTATTGTCACAATGATGGCAAATATACAAACCTTCTGGAATTTCGCCTTTAAAAAGTTTAAAACTGACGCGATGTACATGCTCTCTTTTATTCGTTTCATAATTTGTTGTGTATCCATAGCCATTAGGATGTAAATCTCCTTGCCATTCCCAGCAACTTTGAACAATTTTTATATTTCCCAGTATTTTGCATGACGTTGAGCAATATTCCCGTTTAACTCCCTTACCCACAAAAGGACTGTTACATTTTTTGCAATATCTAGAATTTGTTTCTCTCCACCGTTTTTTTCTACTTTCTGCGATTTTTTCTTTATTTTTTTTTCGATTCTCTTTTTTCCAATTGTTGTAACAAGGCTTACAATAAGATGTTCCTTTCCAATATTCTGACAACTCTTTTTCTATTTCACATTTTGGACATATTTTCATTTTGTGACCCCTTTTTCCTAAGGATATCACTTTCTATATATTGTGTCCATTATATTTAAAATCCTTGTCCTGTTCCCCATCCACCTTGATTTCCGTATCCGTTTTGAGTGCTATTAAAAAGTGTGATATTGGGGACAGCGATTTCTTCTACTGCTTGACGTTCTAAGACTAAGCCTTCTTGACGCAGAAAACCTTCTTGAAGATTCTCAACGCCTTCCATATCCTGTCTATCACGTAGTATCTCTCTTGCGGCTCCAAACGCTATATACTGCGCCCATTGGTTGAGAATAGGATGGTCATTCGTCATCATGAATTGGCTAGGCGATTGGTAGGCTTCTATTTCAACGAGATAGACATTATCCGGTACAGGCCGGATCGTAAATTCATTATTCCAAAATAGGAGGTTGTATGGCCTTCCCACCTGATACGTTGCAGCCCAAACATTGATCATCGTCCCTGCTGCCGGAGCTACAGGAAAGTTAATGGTCATTTCTGTCGTTACGTAATTGACTGTACCGCAATATTGAGGAGTTAAAGGGGTTGGGGGATAGGAATTGTTAGGTAGATTTGCGTTTTGCTGTCCACCCAAAGGCGCATAATTAGGAATGGCTGGCTGTTGGGTATTTGTTGCATCTAAGTATACATTGTCTCCCACCGCATTTTGTTGCAGGTAAAGCAATTGTCCGGTTGTTGTATTACTTCCAATTCCAAAGCCATTAACAACAGCTCCACCATCATCAATGATACGAATAGGATTACCATTTGCGTCTATACCTCCGATTACTACTTGTGTACTTAAAATACCCGAACTTGCTTGCGGAAATGGGTAAACATTATTTGCAAATAATGAAAATGTGAAAGATGTTGTTGTTCCATCACCGCCTATTGGCTGAAACTGAGTTGGAAATCTAGGATAAAGATTATAAAGTTGATCTCGATTTTTAAAAAAATTACCCTGAATCCCCTCAAAATAGAGGGGTGCGCGGAATCCCTGATAAGTATTAACATCTACAGGATAACGATCAACATTTGGAATGGTAAGAAATTTATAGACTTGCCTCTGCTGATCAATCTTTATTGCATAAGGAAAGTCCGTATTATAAAACAAATTTACATAGGACTGGATATCCGCGCTTGATAAAGACGCCTGACTAGCTGAAGCCGTCAAGCGTCTAACTTTCGTTTCTATATAGCTGTAGGTCGATGGTGCCTGCACCAATGCGCTCATGTACCCTCAAATGTAAAGCCGCTTTACATGCAAATTAAAAACTATTAGCAACGAATTTATGTAACCATTGACCTTCTTGGTCTTGCTCTAATGGAGCGCCTGTTTTCGTTACTTCCGCACCATCTATGCTGACTAAGCCAGCTCGCTGCTTCATAACCTTTTGAGAATCATTAACCTCTTTAACAAGGCCCAAGGGAAGCTCATAAGTCTTGCCTGGGATGAAATGCCAAATCTGAATTGGATCACCGGCGTAACGGCAATATGGCTTTGTAAGTCTCTCCGCTTTGCCGCGAGAGTTCATGTATTCCGCCTTGACCATTTTGGCATCTTCTTTTCTCTGTGCTTCAATGTCCCTTTTGTGTTCGGGTTTCATGTTTTTGTAATCATCGGGTGGAACATTATTGCTTAAAGTGTTGATTAGGCCGTGGAGTTCTCCGCTGGCCGTTGACATCATTAATGTTTTTGCCATATTAATTTCCTACGTTTGAAAGTGACTGAAAGGGCACTTCGTTTGTTAAATTGTTATATTGAAGATTTCTAGACCCATTCGGAGATATTGTTGCAGGCTGTAAAATATTGCCCGAGGGAACCACGAAAGGATCAAATTGGGTTGAGTCGATATTTAATGAGAAATTGTTTCCATCTATTGCTAAAATTGTTCCCACGAGGCCATTGGCCTGATACATGCCGAATGTCTGAGGAACCATCAACCTAACCGCCATTCCAGCAATATAGGTGTTTGCCTCTGTTGTTGGGTTTGCTATCGCTACAGTTATCACCATCGGAGCGCTTTGCGTTATCGCTGTGATCTGCAAAGAACTGGGAATCTGTACAACAGGGGGCAAGTATTGGTTTACCATTAGCAACCTTTCGACATTTTCTTCATTTCAGTTTTGTGCATTTTTTTGTCTGCTTTCATGTGGCTTTTGAGTTCTTTCTCAACTTTTCCCATTTTGCTGGATGCTTTCTTCTTCATTATTTTTTCCTTAGTTTTTTTAGGGTGTCGGCGAGATGTGCTTCTTTAGCGATCTTGCCACCCTTTTTTTCTGCTGCTTTTATTTTTGATTCGGGAATTTTTTTTCCTTGTGGCACTCCAAGCTTTTTATGGAGTTTGCCTTTTGATTTCGGCCCTAAAGCCTTCTGTATCCATTTTTCAGCCATTTTTGCCTTTTTAAAACCCAAAGACCCGAATTGGATCTTTGGGCTATTGGTTAGATTTCTATTGAATCGTTCCAGTCTCAAATTTATAAAACTGGACTAGCAACACATCATTTGCTTGGCCCCCTGGGGAATCTGCTCCAGCAGGAAGAACAACGTAAGGAACGAATAGTCCCGATCTGAAAGGTTGGTATTGGAAGTTATATCCCGTTACAACCTGATTCGGATAAGTTCCCGTTACCTGTGTGCTAGCTCCAGCAGGCGCTACAGTCGCAAATAATTGGGTTGTGGGTGATCCACTAGAAGCCGGAAACGCAAAAGGTGTATAGCTGGTAGTATCGACGTTTACAGTGATTGTATATGTTGTGGTTGCTACGATAGTCGCCGGCAAGTTTTGAGGCTGGTTGAAGTTATTGAGTTGAGTCATTCCAAATGATCCTGGGACGGTGAATTCAACTTTCATTCCTACAACATAGTCATGAGCCTCTGAAAGAGTGACTACAGCTTGGGTTGCTTGAGTTACTGCTGTTACATAGAAGAACCTTGGTTCCACCCTAGCGGCCGGCGCAATGCGTCTTACGCTAAAAGATGTTGCAGCACTGCCGGGCGTATTAAGACCTAGCAAAGTAAACCCCGATCCGCTAACACTTGAGATTGTAAAAGTCATCCCGGAATACATCAAAGCGCCTACGGAATTATAAATTATAACTCTGTCGCCGTTGCTATATGTATTTGTTGCCGATGCTACCGCTGGGGACGCATTGGTGATAGTTGTTCCTGTGACAGCTGCTTCAGGATCAGGATATTTCGCATTATAAATAAATCCACCAGTTGTATTGTATTTTTCCAAAACAGTTGTGGAGTTATTTCTAAACCATTCAAAAGATGAACCTTGAGGGTCAATCCCAGGGAAAAATTCAAAGGTATTCCCCGCTGTTGAGGTGCTCAAATTCCGCTGTGTAATATTGATAACTTTAATATAATCGGCACCAGTTGGAACGTTTACATATTGTGTAACCGCAGTAGCTGGCTGAGTAATTTTTTGCTGATAAGTGATTGTAAAGGCCATTTTGATTCCCTCCTATATTAGCTTGGTAAGAAAGTTGTAACGTTTAGGCCGGAAATCCAATTTTGATTGGTGATAGCCCTAGCGATTGCGAATTTCGCGTAAAGCTGGCTATTTTGTGCGACACTGGAAACAACCCAAGGCGGTCTGTAACCAATTACCGCGGTATAGTTGTTTTGCTCTATCTTGGCGGCGGCCTCTAGGCCGTACATTGGTATTGTGTAGATCGTATTGCCTTTGAGCGAAATCCCCGGTGTTCTTGCAGCTTTAGAGCTGACAAAGAAGCGGAAACGGGAAATGGAGCAATATTCTTCTGGGCGAATCCCTTCTTGAGTGGGATAATTCTTCTTTAACAGTACATCTTGGACTTTCTGAAGGTCGGCGCAAAGATTAGTATTTGCAAGTGCTATAAATGCGTCTCTAACTCCACCAGTGGCGAATTTCAGAGTAGCATCTAAGCTAGTCAACATGCTTCTGGAGTCATTCCCAAGCAAGATATTCTCGATGTTATTCACATCATTCAAAGAAATATTACTAGGTTGATCGCCATTCAGGCCCCCAGTGGCGTTGAGGTATGAGACCGAACTTGAAAAAAGGTCTCTCATCAAAAGATCTTCCTTTTCTCTCAACCATTGACCTAATAGCGCTGTAAACTTGGTAAGTGTCTTAGAATTTTCCCAAAGGACTAACTGTTCGTTAGTTACGATACTTTTTGCGTATATTTCCATAGTCGCGTCGATGTCGGTTCTGACAGGAACTTCACTAGCGGGATCTAGTCCAGAACCGTCTAATTGACCGCCATCGGTAGAAAGCCTCTCAAAACGACTCATACGAGTGGTTTTACCGATATAGCTTTCTGCATGGTGTAAATCCACCCCGAAGGAGTGAATCAAGTTGAACATTGGAGTTGATAGAAGATCTTCCGACGCCTGAACTGGAAGCTCTGGCGCCATGTTTTGAATGCCGACAATGCCGGTTGAAAATGTCATTTTTGCCTCTCAAAAGTAAAAAGTTTTTTAGTCTTCTTACGTTTGAGAGTCGTAGGCTCTTGCCGGGACGCGTATTCCCGACATCTAGCGCGTTACGTGTATCTTATCAAATAATTAATTTAATTCAAAGGATTACTAGAATTTTGAATTTCTTCATCTGATGCTCCATATTTTTTGGCATATTCTTCACATTGATTTTTCATCTTTCCCAATATGTAAATAGCTTGCCGGATTGAGCTTTCATCCTGGTTATATAAGATTAGATTTAAACTCCTACACATACCTTTTCGGATATGGAGAAATTCTTGCTGCAATTTTTCATTTTCCGTAGGTTCTTTTTTAGTTTCTTTTTTCCAAAAAGCTATCATTTTTTCTATATCCCTTTTGATTTCGTTGGATTCTTTCAATTGATATAAATGTCCATGGGAGAGATTCCATGACCTTAAAAACTGCTCTCCTGATTCCCATTTAAGATAATGTATGGAAAATGCCCATTGGCCAAATTCTTCTGCCTCTTTTTCATTTAAATAATTCAAAACACAATCTCTTATGTTCATTATCCTACTCCGTTGATTATACGTTTCATTTCTTCATAACGTGCAGCACGTCTTTTCTCTATATCTGAAGTGCTTTCTAAGCTTCGCCCTGTCGTTTGTTCCTGATTCTGGGCCGTAGATATGGATTTTGGCTTCATTTGATTGGAATCAATCTTTGCAGCGTCTTTCTTAGCATTGCCTAAATTGGGAACGAATTTCTTGACTGCGTGATAAATGTCTGACCATTTTTCATATCCATCCGCTAGACGTTGAAGAGGTCTTGACACTTCCGGATAATGGTAATCGAGGTAATCTAAATTTTCCTGGGCGATTGTAGAGTTAAAATCCGGAAAGTTCTTAGACAATCTGACTGGATATTCTTCCCTTTCCCGTCGGGTTTCCATCTCCCGCCACTGGCGCTCCCGTATTTCTAGAGCTGCCGCTACTTTGCGTTCTATTTTAGCGTCTTCCGTTTCTTCTTCCCCGTTACCCCTTTCTATGCCGCCCGGGACAAAGGCCGGTTTGTTTGCGAAGGCGGCTTCCATAGCCGCTTTAAGTGCTTCTGCTTCCGCTTCCTTCTCTGCAGCTCGGCGCTCTGCTTCTTGACGCTCAGCGCGATCTTTTTTCCGGGCTTCTCTAAATGCTCTCCAGTTTGGATCTTCTTTAGGTTCTTCCGGACTGCCTTTCGGATCTGGACTTGTTGCTTGCTTTGCTTCATTTTTATTTTCCACATTTTGTGGTTGATCTATTGTTTTTGCTTCGCTATTCTCTGTTTCTACCATATAGGTACTCCATGAGTGATGTTATAGATGATATTTCCGATTTACCGGAAGAAATTAAAAAAAAACTTAATCTAGATAAAATCCGCGTGGAGGTATTGAAAAAGTATGAAGAATATAAAAAAAATATCATTCTTTTATATGCTGATGCCCCCATTGAGATTCTCTGCCTTAATCCCGCTCTCGACAAAATTTTGAAGGTGAACGGAATTACCAGGATTTACCACCTTATTGATACCGATTTTACTAAAATCAAAGGGATCGGTGTCAAGAGGGCCGGGGATCTTGCAGCCAGCCTTGAGCAATTCCTCTCGATGATGTAGAAAATATTCCTGCTCTGAAGGCATTTTGATGGCATGTTCGTAGCGGATATACTCCCAGAACTTGCCTTCAAAAAAGGCTACAGACCATGCTTGCATCGTCTTATAGCGTTTATCTACCACCGCCAAAGATGCCAGTTCTGCCATTACCATATCCGAAGGTAATACCCATAAGCGTTTGGTTATCTTATTTAGGCGCTTATTATACAGGAATACGGCCTGATTAGGCCGAGGCTTGGGCAAGTAGGGCCAGCAATAGAATTTGCGCCTAATGACATTCTTGAGTATGTTATCTTTTCCGATAATCATTACTACGCAGAATTCTTCCTCGTCAATCATATCATGATAAGTAGCAACGCATTCATAAAGATGTTGCGCGATATCATCAGCCATAGCATGACCAACTTCCAACGCATCATACTTAGTAGCGTCTTCAGAGGCTTTCTTCGATAACTGCCCCGCAGTTTGCCCTTTTTTCTTTTGATAGTCATATTTCATCTTGTAGTCCATCATTTTCCGAACGCTGAAATTTATATGCTAATGATCCTGTTTGAGCTAATGCTCCCAATAAATATGGGGGTCTATAGATAAATTTATCACTTTCGTTGCATCTAAATAAAAGATATTCTTTTATTACATTTACACAGAATTCCAAATCATTTCTTAATAAATATGTAATATATTCAGAAATAATTTCATCTTTGACTTTTTCCATTTGATTAATAGATGATGCAGGATCAATTCGCCTACCGATATAACCTAATTTATCATCTAAAGGATGACATTTGCCGTCTAAAATAGGATGATTCATAATAGGCCTCTCATGTAATTGCGTTTATATACCCGCCACTGCTGCTTTGTCGGTTCGGGTATAAACTTTTCTAGGCTTTTTCGGAGTTGTTTTACGCGGCTTCCTCTCATCTTTCTCCCTTAAATCTATAATTTGAGTATTTTCACCTATTTTCTTGGCTATTTCATATTTTTTCTTTTGATCTTCAGACATATTTTCAATATCAGGCTTTTGATAAACTAAATCTTTGCTTATTTTTACCCGAATTGGTTCACCATTTTCAAATATATCTTCTGTATCGGGGTGATAATAAATTTGTTGACGTCTAGCTGCTAACAGTTCCATTTTCTCCTTTTCTTCAGTTATTTTTATTCCTACTGATCCATCATTTAATAAAGCTGGTTCTTTATTGAATTTTACAAAATAACCCGTTGGTTTCCAGCTCTCTAACTTTTCCCGATGCTCTTTATCGCTTAATGCAATTGTTGGGTGTCTTTCCCGTTTAAATACTTCTTCACGCATTCATAATCTCCGTACTAAAGTCTTTCTTCTTCCAATGTGTCACCGGTGCATCTTCATCAATTTGCTTCCCGTCCCATTTCGTTCCGATTGACCAACCAGGTAGAATTTTATCCCCGATGCGGAGTAAACATAAATCGTAATCGGCTGGTAGATATTTCGAAGCAATGACCCATTTGTCATAATCCATTTCGCAATCCTGGTAGCGCCATTTCTTCTTTTCATAAGGTTTTCTACGGGATACATATAGTCGGCCTACCTTTTTGATGGATTTCATTAATGGTCACACTCATTGATAGGCGTAAACGGTCTTGGCCTATTTCTTGCCTGCCTTGGCAGGAATGCACCCTCCGCTGTATCGGAGCCGGCTGGCGTTATATCGTGATTCATTTGCCATTGTTCATTGGGTACGGCTCTACCGCTTCCCTTTTTGATGACATCAGCCGTCTTATCTTTGGCATAATCTGGATTGTGTTTTGTCTTCATGATCTACCTCTTATTTAAAAAAAAGTGGCAGACTTATTTTAGCGTCTTATTTGCGATCTGCCTGACGGAGTTTTGAAAGGAACTCAACCTACATTTAATGCTTCTCACGATGCTTTTTAGCGTAGCTTGCAAGACCATCGACGGATTTCTTGTATTCTTCCGCTTGATCCATTTCTCCGCTGTATTTACCATCCGCAGTTTCAACATCAGCCATTTTCTTTTCCCAGTGGCCTTCGTTAAACTTTGCCATTGCTGGCATCTTTGCGTGTGCTTCTTTGCTATGTGCCATAACTACTCCTATCCTGCCAATGCAGGCTGTTCTTGTTGTTCTATCTGCGCTACTTGATTGGCTGCCTTGACAGCCTGGGCGTATTCAAAAGCATTTTTAAATTGCGAGAATTGCATGTCTTCCAGCTTCAAAATCATTTCGACAAGTTCCAAGTCGGATTGTGTCTGTTTATGTGCTGCTGAGGCTTCTAGATCATGAATTTTGGCTATCTTCTCTTGACCACCAATCAGTGTTTCTCGCTGTTTTGCCATATTAAGCTCAGCTCTTGAATTAAGATCTTGAATTTTTGCTTGATCCATTGCAGCGGCTTGTTGGGCTTGTTGTTGTTGGGCTTGTTGCTGTTGCTGTTGCTGTTCTTCCATATCTCGCATGACTTGTTGTTTGTTTCCGATGAATGAAGCACGTAAAATGGACTTGTCGGCAATGGGAATCCCCCTTTCGCGAAAATCAAGAAGCTGGTGTAATTCCATTTGTCGTTGTGTTGTTGAATAATTCCCCTCTTCAACGGCCAGGGCATATTTCTGAGAATGGCTTGTCCAAAATCGGGGATCTGGATCATGGCCAAGGATATTACGAATCTTACCTTTAGAAAAGTTTTTGCGAATGGCGTTAAGTCGTATTTTCCCGAACAACCTTTGCGAATAGTCCAGCTTGTCAAAAATCGTTTGCAACGTAGTGAGTCCAGCCCCCTGGCGCAACATGGACAAAATCCCAGCTTTATCATCCGTCGCCGATCCCAAAAGTTCTTCATTTACCCCCGTAATCTGGGCTATATCTTCGCCCAATGCTTTTGATAGTTCTAACAATGACTGCGGAATAGCTACCGGCTCAATGCGCTGAATTTCGCCTACTTGACGCCCGGCCTTCAATGGTATTAAGAAACCATCGCCCCCACTTGTTTGACGAAAGCATTTAGGGTCTGGCACTACATCTACAGGATATATCCAACCGGCATTTAAACTAGATTGCAATAGCTGAAGCTCAATAATTTTGCGCATATTGAAAAGCCATTGAGCATCTCTAGCACCCCTAATGACGCCCATTTTACGCCACGCGTAGGCTTGTATGTCGTTCTCTACATAAGTTTGAACGGGGATGATGGGGTATTCGTCAATATCAAGGAGGTTCTTACCGTGATAAACAATCTTGCCGTTGACGGCGATGATCAACTTAACCGTTGATACTTCATTCTTTACTACTTTAAGCCAAGGCTGCTGATATAACACGCGATCGAGTTCATCTTTGCCGCCGTCTTCATCTTCTTGCCACTCTGCCGCTTCTCCTGTCATGGGATCGACGATAATTTTGCCTGGGCGTGTTGTTCTGTAGTGAAATTCATCATAAGTGAATAAGTTTGAGACTGCTACGTTCTGCAGTTCTGCTTGCAGCGGGAAGCGGCCATCTTTCATGCCGCCAACGTTCATTTTCTGTATCTCTTTCTCATAACCGGGTAATAGCATTTTAGCGCGTGTCTTCGACGTCCAACGCCTACGCCATACTCCATTACAATCGGAAAGATCTTGCTTCCTAGTGTATTGATCAATCAAATAATTATTATACTGTACATCATCGCAAAATAGGTCTGATGACACCGGATCAAATGTATAATCAGGATATAGATAGAGAAGTGTTTCTCCCGTATCCACAGCGCCTTCGAATGCCCTTGAAAGATACTCCTGGAAACCGTCTCTATCATCGCACCAGCGCATAACTTTATTAAAGTCATCGGCTAATGGGTCGCCATCTTCAAAGACAGGCAACGCAATAGTGCTTTTACGGTTCCTACGTTGAAACCCGCATATCATATTTACGATGCGGCGAATATAGTTGAAAAAGAACCTTTGCATATTCTGCTGATTCTGGCCGAACGCCTGATTATATAGCTGCTGATCACCTACTTTAAAACGCTTGTCGATGCTTCCTTGCATCCAATATGTTGAATTTGTAGGGTAATTGGACGTGTAAAACCAATCCATCATCTGTTTGAGGTTTCTAGCCTCTACATCTGATGGGTCGAGATAACCTAGGGAATATTGGCCGGATTCGTAAGATCCCACGCTTTGCCTGCTATAAAATTAAAATTTAATATAGCATATCTTTGCGTAGTCTCAAAGAAGGGAGTTATTCTTTCTGTAACATTCTGCCCATCGTGATATTTTTCTGAGCGCGTATCTGGGGATTGGGAAAAGTCCAACACTCGCCGGTTGCGTCAATAAAGGCGCACCAACAGAGATTATGCTCTGGGCCGTAATCAATGATAAGATGCGCTAGAGCGGAGCCTTTGGGCGTTTCAATCGGAATAGGGGGGGTTAATTGTAGTATCATAATTCCCCAGAATCAATTTTCTTAAACTCTTTTTTATGCCATCGCCAAAATCCTTTCAACCAATCTATTAGATCCTCTCCTGAGCCAATAGAAAATAGATTCCCCACTTTCCCATCCTCGGGTATATAACATTTGCTAATATGACATCCTTTTACTTCCGGATCATCTATATCTATCCAAAGTTTGCCACATATCTCACACTCCCATACATTCCTTTCTTTATATTCATAAATTCCTTTAATCTCTCCCTCCATTGTATTTGGAAAGCAAGCGTTATTCATCCTATTTCCGCATCTACAATACAACGAAGCCATTAAAGATATCCCCCTTGTGATGGGCCTAATGGCCCCCAATCATCACCGCCAAAGACGTCCCGGCGGTATTTGTCATAATCGTGTATTTCGGGGTTGTCGAATTCTCCAGTAGGAAAAGCGCTGCATACGGCATAGCGGAGGGCATCGAGTATATGGTCATTCTTTTTGATAGGCTTGTCTTCCCCTCTGTCTGCGGCTTTCGGATCCCACGCATAAGATTGGATGTGTTCGCGCAGAGTTGTACAACCTTTCTGTATCACGATATTTTTGCCGCCTATGAATTTAGAGCATAACTTAATACCGAGTAATACGTCGTTGTTAGCGTCTAATACCGGTAGATTTTCTTGTCTTATAGCTATTTTGAGAGATGCTGCCGCAGGGTCAACATAAATCGCTGAGACGTTTTTATAGCCGATAAAATCCTTAATGTCCCGCACCAACTCCTGATCCGTTTTGGAACGACCCCGCTTTGCAGAATCATAATAGTATTCTGCTTCCACCCGAATTTGAGGCCATTTATTTGGTGTGATAGCACATAAAACTGCTGCTGTAGCGTTAGTCGTGCCATAGTCAACACCAACCACGTAATAAGAAGGTGCTGGAAGCGGATGTTCAAACTCGTTGTCTTTGTCGTAATTATCGTATATCGCCCCATGCGCTAAAGCCCATTCTCCTAGGATATACCGATTGTACCACATACCGGTATAAGACGCTTTAAGTTGTTGCTTATATGCTGCATCGAGGGAGGGATTGTCTTCTAGATTAAAATTCCAATGGACTAAATCAAGCGCCTTATTATCTATATAATCTTTCTTGAGCCAATGTGCCGGCCCTTCAGGGTTGCACGTCGCTAGAAGTTTCGCTCCAGGAACACGGAGGCGCGATTCTAGCATCTTCCAGAATGGCTCCGGTAGGTTCGTAGCTTCGTCCACATAAGCAAGCGCCAGCGTTGATCCTTGAATTGTCGATACGGCCGAGACATCGGGCGCTCCCACAAACCATACATCGCGACCGTATAATTTGCTCATTTGTGCTTTTTCCGTCGGGCATGGGAAACCTAATATTTGATTGTAGAAAGGCTTTAATATATTTCGTTGTACTGATGTTCTATTAACGCCGATTACCATAGCATCACCAGGCGGTGCATGTTTGAGATCATGCGCCAATACTTTCATACTGGCATAGGTTTTGCCGCTAGAAACAGCACCTACCCATATATTAAATCGGTGAGTTGCTTCGGCAATACTCTTATTCTGTTTCTGGCTTGTTGGCAAGCTTCGCCTCTAAATTGACGATTTTATTATCAGCTATAGCCAACAAGCGTTCTAGGTTGTTGACCAAATCAAATGAAGGAGTTTGAACAACCTCTTTGCCTTGACCGCATTCTTCTCTGCCTAATAATTCAAGCATTCTACTGTTGCCTTTTTTGGCTTGTCTATATTGAAACCAAAGGATATCATCACACTTTGCCTTATCAACTCTTATCTCGCTTGCGTAATTGCGGAAGTCAATTTCAAATTCTTTCTTGAATTGTCTTAGAAAATTACTGACATGAATTTCAAATTTTCTAGCTATATTTGTAGCGTTCATACCGGCTATAGCCATTTCTTGTACTATTTCCCAGATGATAGGTTTTGCGGGTCTTGCCATAAAGTTTTTATCTTAAGTGTATTGAGCGATGTATTTTCTTCAAAATACTTTTTAAAATAATGTCTTTATATTTTGCTTTGGGGTATGTGTGAAGGCTGTTTTTGTGTATATTTGCCAGATTTATATTATTTTCATTTTTTTTTCTTTTTTTGCTTGCTAATAATTATCCGTTTTCGTATATTTAGGTCATAACAAGAATAGGCTAGGAGGCCAAGATGCTACAGGGATATGAAGAAATGACAGTTACTAAAGAATCAAAATTAGGAATTTATGTAACGGTCATACTTGACGGTAAAGAAAAAACCAAATGGACAGATAGATTTTCTAATCTTGAATTGTGTGAGAAGAATATCATCAATGCATATAAATTAAAGGGTTATAACTTGGTAAAGTTATCAGAGGTAACATTTGAAAAGGAAATTAACCCTGAATGGAAAAAATATAATAATCTCATAAATGAAGGTGGAGAGGGCTATAATCCGCATGAAAAATACACATATACAAGAATCTTAAAAAGTAAAAAAATTTAGGAGGCCAAGATGATCAATCAAAATGCAGTAGAGAATTTCATATCCTCAATGGATGTGCAGGAACCTCGAAAGATGCATTTAATTAATCTTTGGGAAAATACATATTCTCAGGGGTGGAATTATCCGACATATAAGGAAATTTTAAGACAAATCGAAAGAAAGTATCCCAATAAATATTAGGAGGGAAAAATGGTATGGTATCAGGTAGGAATTATTGTAGGTGTAAATATGGCTATGTTTCTTTGGGCTGTTAGAGAGGCACGCGCAAATTTTTTGTGTGCTGCCCTGGTAATTTCAAAGATCAAAGAAGAGATAACAAATTTAGAAAATAAAATTGCAGAGATTGAAGAAAAGCGTAGAAAAAACAATCCGTAAGAGAGAAGAAGCAGCGAAAGCACAGTTGTCCGCCAAGACATAACCACCACCGCTGCAAGGTTATCATAGCCTTGCGCGGTATTTTTTAGAAATAAGTTTTTATTTTGAAATATATTCTATGGAGCAAGACTATGAGTAAAGTTGTCTTTTTGCCTAATAATTACCAGGCACCGAAATCCTCTAATTTCTATATGAAATTTCAGGATGGAGAAAACAAATTCCGAATTTTGAGTCAGCCTATTTTAGGGTGGGAAGATTGGCAGGATAAAAAGCCTATCCGCTATAGGATGGAAAATAAGCCGCAGAAATCCATTGATCCTAAAAAACCGTTGAAACATTTTTGGGCGATGATTGTATGGAACTATTTCGCGGAGGAGATACAGATTCTACAGATCACGCAGGCAAGCATTAGAGAGGCCGTGGAGAGCCTAACGCAACTGGAGGAGTATGGAGCCCCTTACTTCTATGATATTAAAGTTATGAAGGCCGGAGAGAACCTTGACACCAAATACAACATCATCGCTTTGCCGCCAAAACAACTGCCTCCTCATATTGAGGAGCTTTTCCGAGAAAGGCGGTGTAATCTTGAGGCGCTATTTACCGGAGATGATCCCTTTTCTAAGGAACATAGTTATTATACTCAGGGCATTTTCTCTCAAGAAGATGTTGGAAGCCAGAGTTTGAAGAATACCATTTCAATGGAACAGGCTTTTGACCTAGATATGGTTATCCAGGAGTGCGATCCAAAATATCGGGAATGGTTTTTCAATCATCTGAAATCTACTTACAAGACTGATAAGCTGGTTGAAATACCGGAGGATATTTACGCCAAAGTTTTGAATTCAGCACAAAAAAACATGGAACTTTATCACGCTCGGCAATCGGGGGAGTATGGGGAGAAAATAGCCAATGAATCATAGCCAGGTAATTAAAGAAGCCTATGAAAAAGCTTCTGAGTGGTTAGAGATGTCTGAAAATCCCTCGACTATTGTCGAGGGGATTTTGGCCTCTAAGATTGTAGAACTTACGGCAAGATGCGAGTATCTTGAAAAGAGATTAGATTTTTTAAGTGTGAGGTCAACATGCAAATTCTAGAATTAGAGCAAAGATCGGATGAATGGTTTAAAATGCGTAAAACGCATATAACGGCCACCGATGCCCCCATCATTATGGGGGAAAATCCTTGGAAAACTGAACTCCAACTCTATGAAGAAAAAGTTTCCGACGATGTAAAGCCGCTTTACATGAATGATGCTATGAAACGGGGGATGGAGCTAGAGCCTATTGCGCTAGATCTTTTTAACCTGAAGACGGGCTTTGATATGAAACCCGTTGTATTATCTAACGGTTGGCAAATGGCTTCTTTGGATGGTAGAGATGCCGGAAGAAGTGCCATTCTTGAAATCAAATGTCCGAGCTTAGAAAAATATGAAATGATGAAAATGGGAATCATTCCAGATTATTATAAAGCCCAGCTCCAGCATCAAATCAATTTAGCACAAGTTGATTTTGTTTATTTTTTTGCTTTTTATGAGATGGATGGAACGATTTTAAAAGTTATGAAAGATGATAATTATATCAAGGAGATGAACAAAAGGGAGATGATTTTTTTTGATCGGATCATGAAAAAAGATCCTCCTGAACCATCAGATAGAGATTATATTGTAAATGAGTCTAAAGAGTGGAAAAGCTTTGCGGAATCATACAGAATAAATGCGGATTTAATCAAATTTTATGAAAGTGAGCAGGATTCTTTGAGAAATAAAATTATTTCTCTCACTGAAGACAAAAATACCATGGGAGCTGGGATAAAAATTACCAAAACGATACGCCGAGGTAACATTGATTATGGTAAAATCGTAGCTCTAAAAGATCTGGATCTTGAGCCATATCGAAAACCTAATACAAAGTCGTGGAGGATAAATATTAATGGAAATTAATTTAAAAGGTTATCTGGCGAATGAAGGAATAAGTTTAGCGGCATTTGCCGCTAAACTCCAGTGCTCTATTTCGCATTTAGCTGGCGTAATCTGCGGAAGTGCAGTTTGCGGTAAACGTTTAGCTAGAGATATTGAGAAAGCTACGGCGGGAATTGTTAAAGCCGAGAATATTTGTAAAAAAAGAAAAAGAGTTATAAAAAAATAATATATTTTAAAAAAATATTATCAAAAGTCTTTGCTTCATTTTCATGTTAACTTTTTTCTTGCCGATATTTATATTTTGAGTTAGACATATTTTTGTAAAAAAGGAGTTGAGTAATGATTATTCGGCAAGATTTTTCAAAGAGGGGAGACTTACCCCCCAAGGCATTTTTAATGCAAGTCATGGACAAAACCACGGAGCTATATTGTTATCTCTGGGACAAAAAGGGGGAGGATGGTAAAATCCTCCTGAAATGGCGCGAGATCAAGAAAGTTTACAACAGTAATGCTTTCCGCACATCGCTAAGAAAATTGTGTAGCACGGGCCTTTTAAATTACAAAGAAGACCTAGACGATATAGTTATCGAAATGGTGAGTTGGGAGGAAATAGAGGCGTAAAAGGAAAGACCCCGGTATGGGATACCGAGGTCAGAGAGAAAAATAAACTCAAATACGATCAAATATGGTCTGTCAACAACAATTCGGATCGTATCAGAGTTTTATTTTTTTCTCCAAGTTTATTTTTATAAATATAATCTTTTCAAGGAGAAAAGAAGATGACAAAATTACAAAGTATTGAAAATCAAGATGTTATCAATGAAGATGAAATTTTCATGGAGCGTTGTCCTCATGATAAAGAAAATCCATACGCTCAAATATTGAATGAACTAATTCGTAATGAGAAACTTACGCCGGATTGTCGTTGGCTTCTTATCTATCTTTTATCTAATGAAAAAGGCTGGAAAATCTGCGTTAAGCAAATCGTTAATCATCTTAAAATTCATAGAGGATATTCTTCCAAGACTGTTTATAAAATCATTAAGGAAGCTATTGACGCAGGATATATGAAAAGGGAACAGTCAAAAAATGGAAATTCCTGGGGAAAAGTCAAATATTTTATCTCCGAAAGACCTAAATTCAAAAAATGTTTGCCGCTTTCCCAATTTGGGCAAGCTCAAGTTGGGCATGCTCAAAATGGGCAAGCATTAAGAAGACAAAGTCTTCTTAAGAAAAACCAAGAAGCAGAAGAAGAAACAATATCGCAGAATCCCAAGCACGAGAAGATTCCAGGACGCTGTCCCCCAAGAGAGAAGGGTTTTTCTGCTGCTTCTGCTGCTGCTTCGCAGAAAAATTTGCCTAGAAAAGAAGATAAAACTAATGAAGAATCTCAAGAATCACAGGATATAGACAACTCAGAATTTAAACCTCAAGTGACTCATGAGATATTTCCCTATGAAACGGCAGAGAAGACGAGTGAGATGCTTGAAGAAAAGCATGGTTTAATAATATCCCCCTTTGCTATAAAATATTGCGTAAATCGTTACGGTTTAAAACTATGTCAAAAAATAACTAAACGTTTGATGAAGGAAAAGAAATCTGATAAGGAAAAATCGGCAATATTTGTGAAGATGTGCAAGGAGGAATTCGGTGGAAATTAAGATACCCCAGGATTCGAAGCTTGAAGCACTTTGCTTGGGAGCAATTTTAAAAGAAGGGGATTGCTCTAATGTCGCATTTTCTTCCCTAGATGATTCAGATTTTTTTTGTGGAGATCATAAGAGGATATTTGGATTTATGCGAGAGATGTTTAAGGCAAATGAAGAGGTCAACGTTGCTACTGCGCTTTTTAAAATGAGAAAAGAAAAAGAAGAAGGTAATTTCTCAAGAGATTATTTTCATTATCTTGATTCATCTGCCTGGTTTGGAATGGATTATCAAAATTATTTTGAAGAGTTAAAGAATATAACAGGGTTAAGAAAGTCTTGCTATGCTGCTCAGGATTTGCTAATGAAGATTTGTAAGGAGGGGGCTAGACATGATGAGGTATTGGCTACTCATCAGAACGCACTTTTACAGACTATGACAAGCAACAATTCAACGTTTACCGGAGATTCTCTCTTTAGCAATTTCAGGGGTAAATCTTTTGAGGAGCATCTTCTTTGGAAGAAAGAAAGATATGGCAAAGGACTACCATCATATCAGGGCGTAGAAAGCAAATACCCCCTCCTAGATAAAAAGCTAGGAAGCTTCCAAAATGGAGCTTTGTATTACATAGGCGCCAGGACATCAATGGGTAAGACAACGTTTATTCTTAATCTCATGGCGCAGATGATAAAGACAAAGAAAATAGGAATGTTTTCTCTGGAGATGTCAGCAGAGATGATATTTGAGAAGTTATTATGTATTCTTTGTGACCTGAAATATTCTGACGTATCAATAGGTAAGTTTTCAGAAGATAATTTTCAAAAGCTCAAGTCTTTACGTGATTTTTTCTCTCTTGATTGTCTTTTCATTGAAGATCAAAGGGGTATCAGTATTTCGAAGTTGGCGGCGAGGGCTAAGAGGATGAAGCAGAATTTTGGTATTGAAATTCTTTTCGTAGATTATCTTACTTTCATAAAGTCCGATACGAAATATTCTAATAAACATTTGCAGGTAGACGAGGTAAGTAAGGGACTTCAATCCTTGGCTAAAATCTTAGATATACCGATTGTGTGTTTAGCGCAGCTCAATCGCTCTGCGGCTGGTGATGAGAAGACAAGACCTTCCCTTGCTCAGTTTAGGGAATCTGGATCAATAGAGGAGGACGCCGATGCTTGTCTTTTAATTCACAGGCCGGATTACTACAACAAAAATGAAAAGCCGGGCATGATAGAAATCATTGTAGCTAAAAATAGGATAATGGGAACAGTGGGGACTATCGAATATAGCTGTAATCCGTCATTAAGCGATAGATATTTTGAAAATGAGTCGATTTGCGATGAAATGAAAAGAATTCAAGCTAGGGAAAATCAAAAAAGGTATGAAAAAGATTTCGATGAAGGATGGGAAAAATGATAACTGAACCGAAGGATAGAGAAACGAAATTCAACATTGTGGTAAGATTAATCAGGAAATATTCGAGGGAATATTACGAAATTACTGGCCGATCTTTACATCAGGACATAGAAAGTGTAAAGGCGACAGATTTTTCATTAGAGGAGCCTCATGGCTGATAAAATTGTTTGGGAGATTGCTCTAAAGACTTGCGATGAAACTAACTCATACGAAAATGTCTTTGCTAAGACAAAACGCCATAAGCTCCAGCAATTCTTTATAAGGCAGCTATTCAATCAAGAGAATAGGGCTGTACCCCTACCCTGCCTAGTTACATGTACGCGCTTGGCGAGGGGTTATATGGACGAGGAGGACAATCTCCGAATGGCATTCAAATGGATCAAAGACCAGATAGGTGCATGCCTATTTCCTGAAAAGTCGGTTATCTATGTTACAAAGAAAGGCGTCATCAAAGAAAATAGAGGTCACGCAGATAGTGACCCCAGGGTAAAATGGGCTTATAAGCAGGAAAAGTCTTCCCGATTAGGAATTAGAATAGAGATTGAGGCGGCGGCATGACTTATTAGCGCAATTATAGTTTTATTGGTTAAATGTGGAGGAATTGGTAGACTCGCGGGAGTAAAAGGTGACAATTTTATTCATAACCGTTCGCTGGGGCAAATGTACCTGGCGAGTGAGCGTTCAAGTCGCTCCATTTGATCAATAATTTTAAATAGATAATATTATCGAAAGGCAAAAAATGAGGCTAAAAAAATAGAGAATCTTCGCTAAGATATGACCATTCCTCTTTTTTCCCTGTTGCCTCTCTTATTTGCCTTTCCAGCATTTCATTTTTAATTTTTAGCGAAATAACGAGCTTTTTCAATTCGCCGGTTTCCGCGAAAAGCTTTTTTCGCACTTTCATATTCGTTTCAGTCATGGCATTCAGTTGCAATTGCATTTCTTTCAACCGCATATCAATTTTGTCGTCCTCGTCAAAATCAAATTTTAATTGAAAAGCATTCACAATAATCTCCTTTTCTGACATATTTCCCGATTGAGAACATAAGATCAAGTAAAATAAATTTTATAGGTTGTCCGCCATGTTAGACCTAGCCATATATCTAGAAGCTCCTGAGTTGAATATTTTAATTTTTGCATTTGGAATCTTTCTAGGCTGGAATTTCAATTCGATATACGATTTTATAAGAGAATAAAGATGAATGAGGAAGATTTTTATATGATACTTTTTGGATTTATTTTTCTATTGATAACCGTAACCTTTGCGTTTAGCCTGACCCATTTACTGATAAGGTTATGATAGATCCTCACGAATGTATTTGCGGTGAAGATATACCCAAAGAATGTTCTGAATGTAAAGAAAAGATGGATTTTTGCTATGAACTCTCAGGATCTTGTAACACCTGCAAAAAGAATTTTCTTTGTGGAAACTGCTGTTACACCCATCTTTGTATTCAGGGAAAGGCTAGGAGATTGTTAATAGTCACCAATCCAATGTGGATAACGAATTTAAGAAATAGTTTAAATGCAAAGGATAATCTTTAAATATGATCGAATGGCACCTAGAGACAATAAAAATATCAACGATCAAAGCCAACCCAAAGAACCCCCGCCAGATCTCCAAAAATCAATTGGCGCATTTGCAAGGTTTAATAGAGAAATTCGGTCTTATAGATAAACCCATACTCAATAAAGATCATTCCCTTATTGGAGGTCATCAACGTATTAAGATACTCAAGAAAATGAAGGTCAAAAACGTTGAATGCTGGGTGGCTAGTGAACAGATTTCAGATGAGGAAATAGACCATCTTTGCATCGGCCTTAACTTGAATCAGGGGGCCTGGGATTATGATATTCTAGCAAATGAATACGAGATGATAGACCTCCTCAATTGGGGATTTACTGAGGATCAGCTTTTAGGATTGACGGGTGAAGATGCCATTCCCGGATCCGGTCTGACAGAGGAAGATGGGAAAGTCCTGGAGCCTGCTAAAGAGGAAGAAGCTATAACTCAATTGGGAGACTTATATGAATTGGGAAGCCATCGTCTTATCTGTGGAGATAGTGCAAGCCCAGATATTCTTAAACGAATCTTGGCCGAAACCAAAGCTATTTTGATGCTTACAGATCCTCCCTATGGGATAAACATGGA